ATGAAGAATAATGATCTGAGTCCGGTCCGCTTAAGGACCAAGAATTTATCCAGCGGTAGAGCTTCTCTGTATCTGGATATAGCAAAAGACGGCGAGCGTAGGAAGGAATATCTCGGTCTGTATCTTTTACCGGAGCTTACCAAAGCTGACAAGAACGCCAATAGGGCGACTATGAAAATAGCTGAGGAGATAAGAGCTAAGAGGATGATCGATCTAATAGAAGGTCGTCTAACCTTCGCAGGAGACAAAGCCAAGCGTACCGACTTGCTCACATGGCTCGAAGAACAGCAGACGTATTATTATAATAACAACAATACCAACTACTCGAAGACCATACATAATCTCATACGGCACATCCGTCTGTTCCGCGGCGACAAGCTCACCATGAAGGACGTGACGCCCGGTTTCCTGAGAAGTTTCCTGGACTACCTGAAAGGCAACGTCAACAAATACGGCGGCAAGCTCAGCGACGAGACTATATACACCTACTTTACCGTGCTTTCCATTCTAATGAATAAGGCAGTTCGGCACGAGATCATTGCTGCAAATCCTTTTCACAAGCTATCGCAGGGCGAGAAGCCTCAACGTAGGACAAAGAAGAAGGAGTATCTTACGCTCGACGAGGTAAAACGAATGGCTGAGGCTGAGTGCGACGATATACGTGTAAAGCGAGCTTTTCTGTTCTGTTGCTTCACGGGTTTGCGCTATATCGACGTGTCGAGGCTCAAATGGAAACATATTTCCGAGATAGGAGAGGGCGAGTATCAGATAGAAGTAGTACAGCAGAAGACGAAAGAACCTGTGTATATACCTTTGTCGGCGAACGCTCTGAGATGGCTCCCCGATCGTGGTGATGATGGCCGCGAGAACTATGTGTTCAAGTTCCGAGATCGCTCGATCATCTATGACTATCTGGATAGATGGGCGAAGAATGCCGGTATCGAGAAACATGTTACTTTCCACATGAGCCGCCATACTTGCGCTACACTTTTACTATATTACGGCGCTGACTTGTATACAGTATCAAAAATACTCGGGCATACATCAATAAAGACGACACAGATATACGCCAAGGTCGCAGACGAGATGAAACGTAAGGCAGTGGGCAATATCCCGAGTATATAAAACATTCACCGATGTCGGTATGAGCCTCCGCATCTTGTATATACATGAGGCGGAGTGCTCTATATTAAGATGTTTTTCATTACCGATTTAGTAATGCGATTGGACTTTATCTCTTTCTGTGTATCAGCCAAAGCAGCAGCGAGATTAAACATAGTACCACCGCTACGACCGCTATCTTGCCTACGAACATCTGTGTCCGCTCCCACCATGTCGCCTTACGCTCAACTGGCACCGGCACTGGTATCGAGTCCGCTCGCAGGATAGACTTGTATATCGTGTCCGTCTTAACGCTCACCCTGTCACGCCATTTGTACACGCTCTTTGTCTTGTATATCGTATCTCCCACCATGTAGCTCTCGACATATATAGAGTCATGTACGCAGAACGTATCGGCTTTGTAGTTGGTCTTATACAGCGTGTCCGTCTTGTTGATTACCCGTTCAAGCACAACAGGCTTCGGAGTCGCGCAGCTTGTCATAACAAGTAGGAGCACGTGCAGCATAGAGCCGATGACAATAGTAAAACCGTAGCGACATATATCATCCCATTCAATACTCGGTAGCTTGTAACGCTTCCATTGGTACACTTCTCGCAGCACCATTACTGGCAGCGCGAGGACACCCACGAACACTGACACTATAAGCCATCCGATAGCTCCTTGTCGGTTGCGTTTGTTCTCGTCGTAGCCTTCATCGACTGCATCGAGCTTGTCTGCCTTGTAAAAGACAAAGAGCATTGTCGCTCCTAAGACGATGCAGTTCAGTAACATTAATATTCCTCGTATATCCATATTCATTAATTTTTGTTGTTATCCATTGCTTCCTCTACCGCCTCGCCGATGTCTGCGTTCTTCCGCTTGATGAGTGCGATGATAAGGCGTTTCACGGAGAATGTGTTTTTTATGCCATGCAGGGCGCAAACGTGCCCGACGATACTATCTACCTCCCAGATGCACCCGAAGCCCAAGCCGATAGCCGCCGTTGTGACGTGGTTAGCCCAGCCCAGCGGTTCGAAGATAGCCAAGCCGAGCACAGAGCCGAGTATGAGGTATGTAACGTAGTCCACCGCCTTATTGCACGTTCTGCGCCCAGCTCTCGAAAAGCGGAAGTGTTCGTGCCTTTTAATGCTCTCCGACACACCGAACCAAAAATCGGCGACGATAAGAACGACGATAAGAACGAGCATCCAACGTAAATCGAACAGAGCGGTAAGCGCTTCTGTGCTCATGGTACCGACCACGAAAGCCTTACCTGTACTTGTCGTGATATTTCCTGCCATTTTATATTGTTTTATTCTATTGTTATCCAAATCTGCTCGCACCGCTCGTCCGCAGCCTTCAGCATGGTGTACACCTTACGGAACGTTGCCGTTGAGTTAAGCACCTGTCCGACCGCCTTGTTATCTCCGACAAGGATACAGCCATCCGTGTCCTTCGCCGTGTTACCGATGTGTATCAGCACACCCTGGTAGCCGGGCGTGTTGCACAGTCGCGGCAGTCTCCCCTTGCAGAACTGGTACTGCGGTCTACCTCCGAAGCGTGGCGATACCGTCTTCATGTCGACGACGTATCTGCCAGTCGGGATGGCGGTTTCGCCTTTAATCTTCACTCCGCATATCTGCGCAACCGACATATTAGATGTCAGTCCTCTGTCCTGATCTTCAAGAGTGTCGCAGACGTATGCGCCGTCGACGTACATCTTGCCTATTGTGTACGCCTCCTTCTTTGCTATTCGTCTTACTTTTATTTCCATGTTTATAGATTTAGATAAATAATGTTGTTACGATGTTGAGTATTGCGCTGCACTCGACGATGAATAGCCAGTACGGACGCTTCCAGATGCAGAGCACACCTGCGAGTACGGCAAACAGCACGGTAGGCAGAGCGTTGATGCTGCACGCCCATGCCACGCTCGCTACTGCTGCTGTGATAGCTCCGCACTTGTGTATTGTGCGTTCGCCCTCGTCGAGGTACGCAGGAGCTGCGCCGACAAAAATGATGCCCACACAGGTAAGGAATGCCATGCACTCCAGTCCGCCCTTTGAAAGCATAAGCGGCAAGAACGACGCTCCGAGTGCCGCCATGAGCGCAGGAAAGAGCCAGTCTTTATCTGCGAGGTAGTACACCTCAGACAGCATCGTAGGCACTCGTTTTGCCACGCAGCAGCTGAAAACGTACAGCGCAAGAGCGATGAGTATAATGATAGCCAATGTCATCATGCTACACCTCCATCTTTAGCTGTGCAGGATAGCCTGCCGTGATGTCGTACTTCTCAACCTCCTCGATGGTCGTCAGCTCGCTCACTGCCTTCTTGTGTGCCGCCGTCACGTTGTAGCAGTCTTTAGCGTAAGCCTCGATATGACTTATGATATTCTGCGCTTGCTCAATGCTCAAGTTATAACATTGCTTGCCCAGCCATAGCGTAGTGTCCGTGCGACCGATACGCTGCAAACGCTCGTTGCCCTGGTATACACGGTCGCGAAGCCCAAAGTCCAGCCATACACGCTGCCCGTTAAGGATGAAGCCGTTCACAGCAGGGGATGTGTCGTAGGCATCTATCTCCGCTATCTTCTGTGTCTTCGCTGTCGCAAGCTCTGACGCTGCGAGCTTTGTCTTGAACTCCTCGAATGCAGCCAAAACATCATCTTGCGTATATTCACTGTTACGCACGGAGCACTCAAAACACTCGTATGCGTTCATCTCGGCATTCAACTGCTCATTGAGATGATAAATGGTCAGCCCCCCCAACGCATATTCTTTTTTAAACAAATCCGCAGGGATGAACGTGCGGACAAAACTAATTGTTTTCTTCATAGCCTTTATTTGTATTTACTATTAATTTTAAGTTTCGTCATGTTGACGCAATATACTCTATCCTTGTATGGCATCATACGCCACGCCTTATGTCTTATATTGTACGTATTGCGATGTGTAAACAAGCCGAACAGACTATTAATGCGATTGACATATCTTGTAAGTCCCTCGCCTTGCGGATTTTCCTTTATACCAAACTCGTCTATCGCCTGATACAGATGCTCTACCGTCCTACTGTTTGCGAGCAATCTGCCAGGTCTTATCATTACTCCAGTAAACCTCACACCCGAACTTGCCCGTTGCAGGCTTATCTTTCGCGGATGTAATGTCAGTCCAAGTTCCGTGTGTAGATGCCCTCGCGCCCATTGCAATATAGTGTGCAGCAAACGTCTGTCGGGATGTATCGCAACAAAATCATCCACATCCCTGCCATAACCGCC